CGCTACCGTAGAAAGACCGAGGTTGGTTCTGGCTGTGGCAGCATCACTTAGGTCTGAAAGGTTATTAGCCGACAGCAACACGCCAGACAAAGAAGCATAAGCAGCAAGCCAAAGGCTTCCGTCATACACCTTCATAATGTTGTCGGTTGTGTTGAAGTATAGCGCTCCAGCTGCGAGAGCATTCCCGTCATTATCAAGCGTTGGATCGCTGGCTTTCTGGCCAAGGTAGCGATCATCGAAATTGTCTAAAGCTGCAAGAGCGGCGTCAGCAGATGCCGAAGCAGAAGATGCCGAGGAAGCAGCCGAGGACGCCGAGGAAGCAGCCGAAGACGCCGACGTGGCCGCGTTACTGGCCGACGTGGTCGCGCTACTGGCCGACGTGGCGGCGTTGCTGGCCGACGTGAGGGCGTTGCCAGCCTGCGTCGTCGCAGTCGCTGCTGACGTTGATGCTGACGACGCAGATGATGCGGAGGATGTGGCGCTATTCGACGCACTTACTGCGGACGTCGCCGCCGCAGTCTCGCTGGACGCCGCCGCAGCCTCGCTGGACGCCGCCGCAGTCTCGCTGGAGAGCGCAGCCGAAGCACTTGCTGCCGCCGCCGCTGCGTCCGAGGAGGCGCTTGAGGCGCTGCCCGAAGCACCGCTGGCCGACGTGGCGGCGCTACTGGCCGACGTGGCCGCGTTGCTGGCAGACGTGGCGGCGCTACTGGCCGACGTGGCGGCTGACGCTGCGGAAGACGATGCCGCAGACGCAGACGCCGAAGCCGAGCTGGCAGATCCACTTGCAGACGTAGCAGACGCAGACGCTGCTGCAGCGCTTGACGTCGCGCTTGTGGCGCTGCCAGCCGCAGACGCAGCAGACGCGGCAGACGCTGCCTCACTGGCCGCTGCAGCGTCCTTTGACGCCTCCGCTTGCGCGGAATAGCTTTCGAGGTTGTCTACCTCTGTGGCGCTGGTCATCCCTGACTTCTGATCCCAAGTCGTCGTTACCATCAGCGCGGAACTCCCATTTTGAGCGGGCCACCATACTTGCCGCCGTCGTTGTCGCGGCGCAGGCCGTCTATTGCCGACTGATACAGGCCCGCCCAGACAACCGATCTCTGATCTTCTTGCAGGTATGGGGCTGAGTGCAGCAGCGCGCCGTAAAGGTAGGCGTCGGCGGCGTAGGACAGCACCCAGTTTGAAGTGTTGCTGTCAGACAGCGCCGGGATGCGCGCGTAGTATTGCATCGACAGCGTTGACGTTGACGTCGCCGTCGGCGCGGGGAAAAACTCAATCTGGTTTGCAGTGAAACGATAATACTGCGGCGCGCCAGACGTTGACGTGGCCTCCTTGCGATCCTGCATCTCGGCTGTAGAGATGAGCGTGAGGCGGCGGTTGTTGTCAGTGCTTAATTCCAACGCCTCAATAAAGTCGCTTGGCAGGTTTTCATAGCGCTCGTTGAGTGTGGTCTCAATTCGCTTTTCCTGACGCCAGTGGCGGATGTCCCGCGCCATTTGCTGCTCCGCCAGCGCGATGAAGCTGGGGATAACCGACGTAAGGTCGTCCCGGTTCAGGAAGTCGGCAATGGCCGTCTTCAATTCTGCGTATGTTGAAATAGCCATTCAGCTCACCACTTTTCCTTGTCAGCCCAGTAAGCCGCAGACATCTTGCCCTTGGCGATGTTCTTTGCGTGCCGAGCCTTGAAGGACGCCTGCCGCTTCTTCTCGGCCTCCGTCTTGGGGCTGGCCCCGGCTCCGCTCACTCCCTGCTGACCGAAGCGGATCGTCTTGACCGCCGCCCCCTCCTTTGCCACCACGACGTGAGATTTTGTCGGGTGGCTCGGTGTGCGCTTGGGCTTGTTGTAACCCGAAACGCCGACTTTTGCTAGGCGCGGGTCTTTGGCCATCACTTCTTGCCCTTCATCAGGCAACGGCCCGCCGCCTTACACTTGGCGGGGGTGGGGCATCCATTGCAGGGCTTGAATACGGGCTTCTTCATTTCTTTTTCCCCTTCTTGGACTTGCCAGCCTTGCTGAGAGCAATGGCGACGGCTTGCTTCTGCGGCTTGCCCGCGTGGATCTCGGCCTTGATGTTGGCCGAGATGGTCTTGGCGGATTTGCCATTTTTCAGCGGCATTAGTATTGCTCCTGATCAGGCTGCGACAGGAGACCATACGCGGGCAGGCCAGCGGCTATAGCTAGCGGGGATTTGTTTTGCAGAAAGTCAGTGAGCATCTCCCTACGCGACAACCCGCGCTCCCCGGCTCTCTTATCCAGTGCGTTGCGGAACAGCTCCATAAATGTGCCTTGGCTTTCGTCGGCCAGTCCGGTCAAGTCGCCAGCGCCCATCCAGAGAGACGCTTGGAACTGCGCTGGTGTCATGCCATATTCAGCAGAAACGCGGTTTGCCATGTCTTCGTAGGCGGCATATTCGTTTGCTTTTGGCGTGTCAGCCCACGCTGTCGGCATCTTCTGCAGCGCCGATGTGTCTTTGATCATCCCATCTTGCCATGCCTTGAATAGATTTACCTCAGACACAGGCTTGCCGTTTACCATGCGAGTTGATGTGTATTTCTTCATGTTTTTCGGGCCGATCACACTCGCCACAGTGTCGGTGTCAGCCTTGCTCAATTTAGCCTGAGCATTCAAGAAATCTCCACCGCCGTCTGCCATTGCCAGCATACGCATGAAGTGCATGTCAGCGGCGATATTTGTCTCATCACCCAGCAAGTCGTTACCGAAACCCTTAACCTTCGGGTTTGCCTGAAGCCATTTTGAGAGCGCTGCCCCAGAAAGCCCTTCAGGGACTGCCCTTGACCAGTCTCCAGCTTCGCGATTAACGACGTTGCCCGCTTGGTTGCGCTGCTTGATGTGCCCATACGCATAATTATCAGGAGTATTTGGCGGCATCACGCCAAGAGCTTCTGCGGCGGCTTTTGGCGTGATGCCGTTGTCCTTGACCATCTGAGCAACAGCAACTCGATCTTCTGGAGCTAGCGCGCGATAAAATGAAGCCATCCGAATATTTGACGGAACTTTTGCGCCCGTTGATGTTGTGCCAATCAACTCCATGTATTCACGCCACTGCCTGTCTCCTTCAGCATCACCGAGCTGAGAAGTAAACCAGTCACGCAGCTCCTCGGTGTTATACCAATCTGGACCCTTTAGTGTTTTGCCTTTCTCGACGTAATTGTCGAAAATTCCGCGAATTGGGTTGTTGGGGTCGGCAATCTGTGCCTCTAGGCGCGACATGCGCTCAGTTGTTTTTGCTGGGCGATAGCGCGGATATGGTTCGGTGCGATTCGGGGCGCGCCCAGACCACTCGGGGCGGGAGTGTGCTGGAAGGTCTACGCTCTCTATTGCGAAAGGCCGCCGTGGGCCTCCATTGTCGCCCATGCCGCGCCCCATGTCGAATGGAGCCATGACAGGGTTACTATACATCGTGGGGACCGGACCCGGCTGGTTCATGCGCTCCACAAACTGGCGGCCCATATCATCCGCGCCCATTGAGAAGCCAAGCAGCCCCTCCTGCACAGCCTGCGCGGCAGGCATGGCCGCACGGCCAGCCACCATCGCAGGGGCGACAACGCCCGCAGTCTCTGACAGCATCGCTCCCAGATCGCCGACGCGCTGCCCGACAGTGCGGTTAGGTGCCAGCATCCGCTCAGAAGCCTGCCCCGCGCGCTGCACGGTGGCGGTGGGGGTCATCTCCGCAAGCAGCCCCAGCTTCTGCCGCAGCTCCGGCGGGACGTAGTATGCCAAGCCCTCATTGAGCGCCTGAGTGCGCCGCTGGCCTGCCTCTTTTGACAGGAAGTCAGAGATTGCGTCAAAAATACCCATCAGAAATTCACTGCCCCGATAGACCGAAGATATTTTAGTGCAGCACGGCCTTCCGGCGTGTTAAATATCGAGTTAATTGGCATTCCGACCGTCCCGCGACCGCCATACTGTAGCGCGGCCATCCCGCTGCCTGAGTTGCCGATCTCTGCGGGCATCTGCATATTCTGGGCGGGCATCCCGAAGTCACCGCGACCGCTGTAGATCGGCCCCGGCACAAGCGTCTCGTCCATGCCAGTCACGGGAAGCTGCGGGCGAGCCTGCGTTGGCATCAAGCCAGCGGGGCGCGCCATGGGCCGCACCTCGGACAGTCTGTCCTCGTAGCCGTAGGGGCGGATGCCGAGCGCATTCCCAAGCATAGACAGCAAGCCGCCGCCCTCGAACCGACTGCCAGCGGCCCCCATGCCGCCACCGTTGATCATGTCAATGAAATTCAGATAACGCTGATCCGCCATAGTTCCCATCCCTTGCAAGGTTGGGGACACTTTACCTGAAAACTAACAGCGAAACAACGTCAGGCGATGCCCTGCAGATTTCGCCGCAAGGGCTGGCCCCAGCTCGTAGACCTGACGCCCATCGCAGTCGCCGCCTCGCCAGCCATGCTCAGGCACAGAGCGTCAGCAAAGTCGGGAGATTTTAGCCCGCGCCGCTTCATCTGATCCTTACTCTCAGCCGCCATCTTGCCAGAGCTGTGGTAGGTATACCGGATCGATGTCAGCTCGGCGATCAGCTCGTCATTTTGGGGTATCCTGCTACCCCTCTCCTCAAGCCAGCCGCGCACCCTAAACCACAGCTCCGTCCGCAAGTTGGAATATGTCCCCTTAATGCTCGGGCTTTCAGACACGTTCACGCCGCGCACTGGCAGGCCAAGCTCGCGGAGGCGGTCTACTACGCCAGCGCCGAGGCCAATGCTGTCAATGAGTATCTCAGTTGGTCGCATGTTGAAGCTGCAGCCGTCATATTCCGCCTTCACGCGGCCAACAGTCTGCATCAGGTCAAGTCCGCTCCAGCCCTCAATGTCAGTCACCACCGCCCCCGTGCGCTTGCATAGCACAGTCCGGTCGCCGCCAAAGCGAGCCACGTCCAGGGCCCACACAGGCCGCAGACCCTCCGGCACCTCAATGTCGCGCTTCGACGCCGCATCCGCCAAGTGAAACGGAATGATCGTGTCGTCATCCGCCAGAGGGAACTCTCCAAGAACCCTGATCCTGAAGGCGTTGCTATCCTCGCCGTAGCGCAGCTTGATCTCCGCCACGAAGTCATCACTCACCAACGGGCTGTCCAAGCACGACCACCGCCGCACCCACCAAGACGCAGCCATCCGCGTCTGGCTCTCAAAAAACGTGCCGCTGGATCGCGTAGGGTTGCCGAGCAGCAGCGTCGTGGCCGAGTGGCCAGACATCGAGCCAGCCGCCGCCTCGAAGACAGGCTCAGGCACGCCGGATGCCTCATCAACGACAAGCAGGACGTTCTCGCTGTGAACGCCCGCCAGCGCCTCCGGCGTCTCTGCTCGGCTGGTTCTGGCCGAAATAAACGCCTCCGACGGGGCCGAAGTCAATTCAACCCGGTCACTCTTGACGTTAAACAGCGGGCGCAGCTGACCCGGCATCTCCGAGATCCACCGCTTCAATTCGGCAAACAAGGCGTCAAAAAGCTGACCCGTCGTGGGCGCGGTGACCACAATCTTGCACGGATAGCGGAACGTCAAATACCACAGCATGGCCCAGCTCGCGAAGGTAGACTTGCCCGTGCCGTGGCCGGACCTGATCGACATCTTCCGCTCACCTTTCGCCAATGCAGCCAGCGCCTCCTCCTGATACGGCGTGGGTGTGCCTCCGAGGACTTCCTTGACGAATAGCGCCGGATCCTTGCTGTAGCGCTCAACAAAATCCAGAAACGGGTTTGGCTGCTGCTCAGTTGTCATCCGACAACTCCTTCGTCTCTGGCGTGATGTTGATCATGCGGCTCTTTCGCAGGGCGTCCAAGTGAAGGTCGCCAATGTTGATGGTCACCTGACTGTCGTTGCGGCCATACTTCTCAGGGTTGGCCACAGCGGCCAGCCACTTCCTGACGCTATTCTGCTCCCGCAGCAGGCCAATCCGCTCGTTCCTGATCTCCTCGCCACTATCCATGCGGGCAGCTAAGTCGTCAGCCAGCCGGATCGACTGCTCCGCTATGGCGTCCGCACCATCCAAGCGGGCGCGGCTCAGGGCCGCACGAATTTCAGGAAAATCGTTCAAATTACGGCTGGCGTATGCGCGAGACACCCCAAGCATCTCAGCCAAGTCAGTCATCGTCTTGCCGCTGGCGATAAAGTCGTGGATAAACTCCACCGCCGTCAGCCCGTCCGCCGTGGCGAGGTCAGTAAGCGTGGACATCATTTTCTTCTTCAGCGGCTTGCCTGCCATGTCGAATACTCCTCTTCTCGGTCAGTCTAACCAGCGCCAGCCGTCGCGGCAATCCGTTGCTCGGCGCTGCGCCGTCCGGGGCAATATCCCAATGTGTTCAGCCGCCAGCGACGCGCTGGCAAATTCACCCTCCGGCGTGGCAATCCGGCGAGCCTTCGGGTGCGTGTGGCGGTCCCGCAAGTGCGCGCCGACCTTCGGCACAATCCCCTGACGACCCTTGGCGCGCGTGTCTGCCGTGCCACCCTCCCGCGCGCCGTCCTCGAGGTGGTCCGCGTTGACGCAGTGCGGGTTGCCGCACGTAGGCATGACAACCTCAGCGGCGGGGTTGCCACCGCTCAACGCATGCTGAAGCCGATGCGCCAAGAGCGTCCGCCCGGCGACAAAGAAAACCCCGTGACCGCCCCTCGTCTTAGCCCCCGTCCAGGCGTGGCAGTCCCCGCTCTGGTCAATCATGGCATCAAAACGCTCAATCCACTCACCAGCGCAGTCGAGGGCGAGGCGGTAGTTGTATCCAGTCGGCGCGCGGCCAACGTAGGTGACACTCTTGGCGCGGCGCTGGCGCATGTAGCAGGCAGCGCACAGGCCCTTAGCTACGGCCTTCTTCTGTGGGTGGTGCTGACATGACGTCATCTTGGGTGCCTCCTCTGCACTTAACATATTGCCTGCCTCTTTATGCGTCAATTAGCTGCGCGCTTAGTTTTGAAAAATTTTCTCGGCGGTAGGTCGGGGAGTGCCTCAGCAGCGGCCCCCGCCGCCGCGCCCGCCGGGGGGGGGTCTACAGATGCTGGCGGGCTGCGGGCTGTGTTGCGTCAGCCCGGAGATAGTTGACACTGTCAATAGTTGACATCGTCAATCAATTTTCGGGTCGCATAAGCCGCTTAACGCATAAGGCGCATAATGGTCATTATGTTAAAAGGCTGTCTCAATGTTATCAATGACTTAGCATATTGTGCCGATATTATGCGGCAGCAAACACTATATGTTGTGTCAGCCCGAAGATAGTTAACACTGTTAATAATTGACATCGTCAATAGTTGACACTGTTAACAGTTGACATCGTCAATCAATTTTCGGCACGCACAGGCGCGCGGACGGGTGCGACGGCGTGTGCGCCGGGCAGACCTCAAACCGCCACCTGTCAGACGTCAGCGTCAGTCCACGGCACGCCCTCGCCGTCTGCTGCGTCGATCACGGGAATGTCGCCCCAGTCCGGCTCGGTCAGGCTTTCGTCAACGGCCCCTCTGGCTCCACGCTTCGTCAGTGAAAACCTTGGGGCAGTCTCGTCCACCGTCGCTGGCGGCAAATCAAACGGCAACTTCGGTAGCGTCACCACTTCCAACCTCCACGCTCAATGCATGCTCTCTGGGCTGACATTTTCGCCCAGCATCTCCTCGAGAACCACACCGAGAGCGCACAGCAGCTCGGCCACTGTCGCCCCCTCGTCAATGGCATCATCCATGGCGTCGAGGATCGCGTCAGCAACGTCGGCCACGACGTCATCGCGGACGCCACCCACGTCAACCACCGCCGACACCATCAGCCTGCCACCTCCGCACCCAGCGCCAGATAGCCGCAGCCATCGACGCTGCTGTCGTCGTGCTGCCCCAAGCGCAGTCTGGCGATTTTCAGCAGCGCCATCATGTTGCACACGTCGCGGGCTGTCACGCCGCAGCCAAGATATGCCGACCACATGGCCGCAGTCGCGCCGAAGCTGTCCGCTGCGTCGCCGTAGTTCTGTTGGCGCTCGCCGTGGATCAGCCGATCGGCATCTGCCAGCACTTCACTTCTATTCATCACAACTCTCCTATGTCATCTTCCAGCGAGCCACCCGGCCTGCTCCTGATTACTTCCGCCGCCGGGAATGCGTCAGCCACCGCCGCCTGCATCTTCCCTAAGCCATACTCTGACCACCACTCGACGGCCACGGCAACCTCCCGCAGCGTCAGCAGCCGCAAGTCTGGCCGCTGTTCCCGGATCTCCTGCCACGCGCGGCCATCTCTCATAATCCCGTAGACCACCCCGTTCAGCTCTACCTCCCAAACGTCGCTGCACGCCCGCAGAGCGCCGCCAGCGCTTGCCTCTGCCTCCATGAACGCCAACCCCCGGAGAGCGGCCCCCGTCCACTGTGCGGCCTTCTCCGCGTCCTCTGCGTCGATTGCCTCGCTTAGCTTCGCCAGCGTCAGTCCCCACTTCGCCGCCGTGTCTACGGCCACCAACTCGGGCAGGCGGTCAATTCCCCACCTGCGGTCTGCCTCGTCCACGGCCAGCGTGAGGGGAGCCATCATCATATCTATCTTGATGGCCACCGCCGATGCGGCTGGGTTTGTCAGGCGGTCTGACTTCTTCTGCCGCTCTGGCCGACGTGGCTTTGACTTTGGCTTACTATTTCTCGCCAATGTATTCTCTCCCATCCATAAACTTAACTTCCACTCGAGACTGTCCGGTGCGCCCGACCGCTTGCATGCCATAGCGACAGCGGAGGCCTGCCTGCGGGCGGGGCGCGTCGGGACCGTCGAGATGACGAGTGCGGCTGCTTAAGCCGCTCATCATAGGTCCGCGCACTTGAGGGGTGTTGACACCGCCGCCGCAGTGGTATAAATTCCGGAGGAATTTCACGCAAACGACTGCGGTGACATTCTTGCAACACTCCTCGCGGGGTGTTTTTTTATGCCCAATTGGCAGGTTTCCTGCCTTCTGACTGCGGAACGACTGCGGTGAACACCAGCTAACGTGTTGAAAACGCTCACCGCAGTCAGCATTTATGACTGCGGAATGACTGCGGTGAGTGCGGTTAGGGGCCGTCAATTCATTTCCTCCGGCTTGATCCACTCGCCTACTGAGCCTTACTTTGACCATTGCCGCACCTTTCATTTTCCGCACTCACTCCCAGACCCTTCCGAACCACCGCCGCACCTTGCATATATATATGCAGGTGGTGCGGCGGAGGTAATTTCGGCTTATTTCTCCGCACTCCGCACCTGTTTTTGAGGTGCGGAAAAGGTGCGGCGGAGCATCAACGCAGCAACGGCGCATACAAGCGTCATCTCCATTTTCCCGACGACTTGCCCCGCAATGAAGTCCAGACTTCCGAACGCGATCAAAAGAAACGCCGCGCTGTCTACAACGGAGCCAACCAAGCCGGATGCAATGATCGCCGCTGGCACACTCTTTTGCCGCAGAGGTGCATAGACGGCAAAGTCTGACAATTCAGACATCAAGAACGCTGCGGCAGATGCTATAACAAGTGATGCAGGTGCAACGGCGGCGGACAAGATCACACCGAGAGCGATGGCGATCAGCGCGAACTTGGCACCAAGAATTGAGTGGACAGCATCACGCAAAGCCAATGCAGCGCCGACCATCAAAACACCTGATGGAGCCATAAGACCAAAACCGACAGGAATAAGGCATGGCCCATTCGGAATGCATTGCCCGACATTGCCGATCATCCAGTTTGCCGCTGGGACGGTTGCAGCGAATGCTGCAATGAGCAGAAACTTAAACATCAAACATCTCCATTTGTGTTGCGCGCTGTGTCCATTTCACCGGACATTGAACAGCGTCGATCCTCCTTGCCATTCTCTCTGGGCAAGTTTCAGAGCCTTTATTCTTAAAGTTGCGTGCTACGTTCACGCTGTCTGCGCTAGCAAACGGCCAACGATCACCGCACAGCGCCAAACCGCGAAGCATATGCACCCAAGGAAGCGCACCATTTGATGCCAGAGCGTTAAATGCTTCATCGCACCGCCGCTCCCATGCTTCAGAGCCAACTTGCCAGTAAGCACCTGAACTGCCAAAGCAAACCTTTGCAAAGCCTAGATCGCAAAGTCTATGCAAATGACTTATTGGCTCCCCCATATGCCAAACAACGGCGGACATGCTTTTCTGATGTGGCCATTGGTTAATGAGTTTCAGATTGTCCTCAATGTCACCATCAATAACATCTGGAACAACGGCCCAGTGCGGATGGCCAAGGCGGCATTCAAGCCACTGGTGAAAACCTGACCAATCGACTGACTTGCCCTTAGTATGTAGACTAAATGCTCCATTGTCCCACATCACGGACTGGCCATTCTGAAGGCACCAGTCTCCGTCAAAAGGGTGCGCGTAACTGACGCAAAAGTGTTTGCCAGCCATTTTCAGCATTTCGTTTCTCGGCGTGAGAGGTGTGCCGTGATAGTGAAGCATCACTCCATCTCCTCTGGCTTGACCCAGTTGCCGACGAAAACGCATGGCACCTCGCGGCCATCACGCTTGCTCTCAGTGGTTTCCACACGCAACGCATCGTTGGCGATCCACGTCTTCATGATCATGCCGATGCGCGCCCTGTGCGCCTTGTCGCTGCCATCCAGCCCCAAGACAGTGGCCACTGCGTTGCCGACCCAATGCTTCGCCTGCACATTGGCGCGATACGGGTCTTCATTAGCTTCCGCTCCGGCAACCATATCCTGCACCTTGCGGAGTTCTTTCGGCCCTACGTCATCAAACGGATCAGGCATCTCAAACGGCACGCAGACACCCACCCACTCCTCGTTGTCGATCTGCACGCCGATCATGCGGCGATAGACAGCCTTGTCGGCGGGAGGTGCAAGGTTTGCTTTGCCATCGTCCACCCTGAAGATGCCCTTTGCGATCTTCTGGTCCACACCCATTCGCAGCGCGTCGTCCTCAGTGATCCGGTTGATGACCCGTGCAGCACGGGCAGCGCCGATCAGCGCACCAGCCCCGCGAACACTGTCAACGGTGGCGTCATCCCCGTTGCCTTTGCGGACATGGTGGACCAGCGAGACGGATGAATTGGTGTCGCGTGCCAGCTTGCGGATCATGGCGACGACAGCTTGGATGCCGCTGTTAGAATTCTCGTTGACAAGGTGTGTGGAGACGAATGGGTCGATGATGACCACGCCGATGTTATGCTCCCTGACCTTGCGTGTCATCATCTCAAGCAGCGCGTCATTGGTCTTTAAGCCGTCCCTGCCTTCAGCGGCCAGCGTCATGGCAAAGGTATCTTCACCATCATAGAAAAGTTTGCCGCGCACCTCTGACGGTTCGATCTTGTAGTGCTGCATTGCAGCCAGCATCCGCATTTCGATTTCAAGTCGCGGGTCTTCTAGGTTGACGATCCAGACGTTGCATTGCTGCTTCACGTGCGTGTCTAGCAGGTTGCGGCCTGTGACGATTGCCAGCGCCTCAACAACGGTCAGCGATGTTTTCCCGATGCCACCTGCCGACGCAAGCACGCTGACGTATTTGCGGATGTAGTCATGCCCGTAAATCCACTCGCGGCGGGGAAGGACGCTGGAGTCGAAGTTGGTCGCTGGCGTCGGCCAGTGCTGCGGCTCCGGCGGCTCATCGCCCGCATCCGGCAACTGCCAGTCATCATCCGACGAAATTTCGTTGGATTGCTGCTCCGGCGTTGTTTCATTGGCCTCCGGTGCCGACGAAATTTCGCTGACGAATTCAAAGTCGGCCAGCGGGTCGTCGGGTGTTGTCAACTGAGGCCCCCGGATTTCTGCGCCATAGGATCGGACTGCCGCCTTCATGTCGCCGCCGTGGACATAGAAGCAGAAAAGATCAAAGGCATCGCCCCAGCACCAGCCATCTTTCACCTGTCCGATGCCAAGGCTCACGTCGCTGCCAGATAGGCTGACCCAGTGCGTGCCGAAATCTTTGACCGCATAGCTGCCGGATGATTGATTGGGCGAGCGGTATTGATCGCTGCGGCCTTGCTTGGCGTAACCGTATTTTGCCAGGATGTCGGCCACGCTGTGGCGCGCGTTGAATTCCTCCACTGCACTTATCTCATCGCCACGGGATGCCCGCTGTGCGGCCCGCTCTGCGGCTCTGCGTTCACGATCTGCCGCTGCCTGTTCCTGCAACGCCTGCCTGCGGATTTCGGCCTGCCGGACGGCCTGCTCTATGTCGCCGCCGTGATACTCGTAGCCACGCTTGCGGACGATCTCTGACTGATAAAACAGCGGCTCTCCGGCTTCGTCCCTGCGCTCTGGCGGGACGTTTGGTAGGTAGACTGGCTGGCCGCAGCGTGTCAGCGACGGGTCGCAGGTAATGCCGCGATGCCGCAGCATGTCAGCCGCCTCCATTGTCGCTTCGGGGTAATTGGCTCCGGCGATGGCTGTCCTCAGCGGCACCAACACGCGCCACTTCTTCTCTTCCTCAGAGGCCGAAGCCGACGAATAGATCATCATGCCAGCGTCGGGGAATATAGCCTCAAAGCTGTCCTTGATTTTTGCCAGCGTGTGATTGCCGCTGTCGATGTCGAAGGCCAAGTAGCGATATTGCCCCATCGTGCGCTGCGCTTCGTGCGACCTGCCGTCGTGTTCACGATATTCGGATGGGATGATGAAGAGTGCCTCGGACTTGCTGACTGACTGCGGCGTTGCGACCATGGCCGCGATCTGCTGCGCCGTGATCCCGTCGTAAGTGCTGCCGGGCTTGTCTTTCAGCGTGCTAAGTGCGCCTCTGTTCAGCAAAACAACAAGCGGCTTGATACTAGGTGTTGTGTTCATTATAATTGGTCCATCGCTGACTGTCATGGGTCACGTTCTTCTCCTCCTCCCGACTGAGGCCCGCTGCCATTTCTCCCCGGCAGCGGGCCTTTTTTATTGTCAGAAGGGGATTTCGTCGTCGTAGTCTGCCTTTGCCGGGGTGGGCTTAGGTGACGGAGTGGCGAAGGGGTCGTCTTCTGGTGCGTCAGCGGCGAAGGGATCGTCAACAGCGCCTGCCTGCTTCGTCGGCCCCACGTCTGCGAAGTCGTCCAATCCTCCACCGCCGTAGACTGCGTGTGTCACCTGTAGAGCGTCCAAGAAGAGGCTAACCCCGGCCTTGCCCTCTGGGTCGGTCACTGGGCACGCGAAGCAGCGCACATTGCCCTTTGACCCAGACCAGATCCCCTTGTCTGCCAGCGGCTGTTTGTCCCCACCGATAACAATTGGCGGCATGTTCACCTCTCCGCTGGCTTTGGTTCCATTGCGCTTTGCCCGCACCTCAACGGTTCCATCTTCCAGCTTCTTCATCCCGAAGATCCCGGTAAACTCGGCCTTGATCCCGCCCGCAGCTTGGCGCGCCAGATAGTGAGCCTTCAGCTCCTTGTAGAGTGCGTTGCCCTGCTCCGCTGACATGGTCCACGCGATAGACCAGCTTGCACCGCTTGCAGTTGGCGCGCACGGTTCCGACTGCCGCTTCGCCGTGTTGAAGCGGTAGGTTTCATTAAGTCGCGGATATTTCAATTCCACGTTCTGGATCAAGATTTTCTTAAAGTCTTCATTGGCCATGGTGATCTCCTCTTGGCTCAGTTTTCGGTGTCGAAGTCGTCATCTGCACTCATCCAGCGCGGTAAGTCCAGAATATTCAGGGCAGGCCAGCCAGTGTTGTATTCGCCGCTGTCTTGCGCTGTCTTGATTTGCTCCATAGCCCCCAGCATTTGGCTGTGGCCCCACGCTATATAATCATCTGACAGCATGTGGACGCAAGTCGCATACGGCGGCTCCTTCTCGACTG